AACAGATACTACCTTCAGTGACTATAACTATGAAGGCTCTGCAATGAATACAATCATTGATGTGCTATCATATGTTACTCACGTGAATTCAATGAATGCTAACTTTGCTTTGAATGAAACATTTCTTGATACATCTCAACTAAGATCTTCTGTTGTATCACATGCCAAACTATTAGGTTATACACCAAGATCTATTTCTCCATCTGTTGCTTATATTGATATGACTATGGCAAAGGGAAATGCTACACCATTGTGGAATCATGATGGCACTAATACAGCATTGCCATTAACTATGGCAAGAGGCACAGCGTTTAATACTACTATCGATGGGGTTAATTACCCCATGTTTGCTTCAGACACTACAACAATTAACTATGATGCAACAAACGGATGGAAGTTCTCTAATATTAAAATAGAACAAGGTACATTATCATCTATAACTTACACATATCAGAATAATACATTTGAATCATATATTATTCCTGTTAATAATGTAAATACTGCTTCGATTAAAGTTAATGTAATAGATTCAGGTGCAACAGATGCATCTAAAGTTTATGCTTTAAATACAAACATGGTTACATTAGATGGCACATCAGAAGTATATTTCTTAGAAGAAGGAAGAGATGGATACTATGAAATTAAGTTTGGTGATAATATTATCGGTAAGAGACCAGGCAATGGTAATACAATTACTGTAGAATATGCATCAATTCCATCAGGTACTCATGTAAATGGAGCTACTACATTTACTATGACTGATTCACTTAATGGTAATAGTGATGAAACAATCACGCTTGTTACTAGAGCTACTGGTGGTGCTTCAAGAGAATCACTAGAAGCAATTAAGTTTAATGCACCTCTTGCTCACATATCACAAAACAGGGCTGTAACACCTGATGACTATAAAGCTATTATCAAAAGTGAATTCGCTGATTTAGAAGCTGTTGCTGTATGGGGTGGAGAAGATAATGATGTACCAGATTATGGTAAGGTTTATGTATCGATTAAACCATTATCAGCTGAAGTATTAACCGATGAGCAAAAAACAACAATTAAGAATCAGATTCTTAAACCAAAGAATGTTGTAAGTATCACACCAGTACTTGTTGACCCTGAATATACATACATTGATTTAGAAGTTTTCTTTAAGTTTAATCCTAACAAAGCTACAGTAACTGCATCTGGTCTTGCAACTTCAATAAGGAATACACTCGTGGCATATAACGACGATACACTCAAGAGCTTTAATGGTGTTTACAGAGATTCAAATGTTGGTAAAAAGATTGATGATACAAATGTTGCTATCGTGTCTAATATCACTCGTGTGAAAATGACAAAGAAAATTACACCAGTTCTTGGTACAGCAACCAAATACACACTTAAGTTTAATCAAGCGTTAACTGATATCGATGCTACTACATCATCTACAGGTTCTTATGTGACATCAACTGTGTTTACATTTAATAGCATTGACTGTAGACTTAAAGATTATTATGATAGTTCAAGTGATACACGAATTATTCAAATTGTAGATACAGATAATTTAGTGCAAAGTGCAAATGTTGGTGATGTAAATGAGGAGGCTGGAACAGTAACTCTTAATGCATTTAATCCAACCGCATTACCTACTGGTTCAACTACAATCGACGTGACGGTTAAACCAGCATCATCTGATGTATCACCAACAAGGAATGAATTATTAACGATAAATACATCAACTGCAGTAATTTCAGGTGAAGTAGATACAATGGAAACTGGCGGTACAACGGCTGGCATCGATTATACAACGGTAAGTAACTAATGGCAACACTTGGTAAATATAATATATCATCATACATAGATGAACTAGTACCTGATCATGTAGAATCTACATATCCTGACCTAGTTAATTTTCTTAAAACATATGCATTATATTTAGAGCGTCAGAATAAATCTGGATTCTATCTTAACTCATTAGACATACAAAGAGATATCGATCACGTAGAAGAGAATCTACTTACTGAGTTACAGAATGAAATCGGTATTGCAATACCAAGAGACTTTGCCACAAATCCAAGGATGTTCTATAAGAGACTTGTTGAATTCTATAAGTCACGTGGTACACCTGAATCTATTACATCGTTCTTTAGAATGATTTATGATGATGATGTAGAAACATATTTCCCATATGTAGATATGCTTACACCATCTAATGGACAGTGGACTGATCAAGCAGCTGCTATTCAGGCTGATAGAACTCAATTTACACCTACGAATACAATTACAATATCAGGCACACCTACTGTAGTAAGTGGAAGCAATGATGAAGGTAATAACTTATTACTTGATGATGATGTGGTATTTGTTAATAACGATTATAAAACTCCAGGCACAGATTATACTGAAGAGGTATATTCACAAGTTGGTGGGTTTGGTGGAGATAAAACCTTATATAGATTAAATTTTACAAATGCATTATCAAACGGCGATGTTGTAAGAACATATCCAAAGGGTTTGTTTACAAATAATGATGGATTCTTATCAGATAAAAAATATATACAAGACTCTTATTATTATCAACAGTTCTCGTATGTTCTAAAGACTGGTAAGAACATTGCTGATTGGAAAAATTCATTTACAAGATTAGTACATCCAGCCGGATTTAAGTTCTTTGGTGAGATTGTTATCTTAGTGAAGCTACTTACATCATCGAACACACAAGCGCAGTATGGTTGGCTAGACCCAGCTGGAGCAATTAACTTTAACATAGGTGCATTCCAAGTTGGACCAGCACAATTTAATAGTCACGTATTAGAGAAATCGTATACGCATTTTGCACGAGGAAGTTCAGAACTCAGCATTATAGGTATGCAAAACCATTGGGATAATATGAAGTTTAGATATTTAGGTCCAAACTCAGATTTCGCTCATTGGACACTGCAAGATAGTATAAATAACAATATAAGTACACAATTCGGTATGGGTGGAAACAACTCACTCGTTATAACATAAAAGAGGAAATAAAATGGCAGCAATAATCACAAGTAAATTCAGACTGGATACAACGAATAAGTTCGTTAATAGTCTAAGTGATAATCAATTCTACATGGCCCTGGGACGGCCAAACGCATGGGCAGATGATACTGTTCCGGCAACCCCATATGAAAATGACTATACATCACACACTTTATGGGAAAACCTGTTCGCCATGAAGAGAGTAGATGCTGCAGACATTATTCATTGCGCACCAAGAAATCTATGGGTTTCTGGTACTACATATGTAGAGTATGATGATCAAGATACAAATATAGAAAGCAAAGCATATTTTGTTATTTCAGCAAATAACAATGTGTATATGTGCTTAAAGGCAGGAAGCGGAGCTTCTACTACTAACCCGGATACGACAGGTGTTCAAACATCTGGTGTTATTAATCATAGTGGATCAGATGGTTATATATGGAAATACATGTATACAATCCCAACAGCTGATGTAACTAAATTCTTAACAACATCATTTATACCAGTAAGACATATTAAAGAAGCACCAGCAGGTGGATCTGATACTGCATTGACTAATCAATGGTCAGTACAAGGTAATGCTGTTGATGGTGCAATCTATAATATGAAGATTACAACAGCAGGAACTGGATATACTTCAGCACCTACATTAGCAATTGTTGGTGATGGTACAGGTGCTACGGCTACAGCAACAGTATCTGGTGGTGCTATCACAGGTATTACAATGACCGCTGTTGGTTCAGGATATACTCACGCTACTGTAACAGTAACTGGTGGTTCAGGTTCAAACGGTGCAATCAGACCAGTCATTGGACCAGTTGGCGGATTTGGAGCAGATCCTACAAATGATTTAAGAGCACATTATGTTACAATCAATACTGTATTTACTGGTGATGAGTCTGGTTCAATTCCTGATTCAAACGACTTTAGACAAATAGGAGTTGTAAAGAATCCGATTAAGAGTGGATCAACTGCATCAGTAGCAATTTCAACTGCTAATTCAATGGTTGTAGGTAGATTTTATAAGATTTTAACAATGGGTAACTCTACTGATGCACATTGGGCAACTGCTGGCGCATCTGCTAACCCAGTTGTCGGTGAGGTATTTAAAGCCATTGCTACTGCATCAACTGGTACAGGCACAATTGCTGCAGTTGCAGAAGCAAGTGCGTATAATACATGTAAGAGCTTGACAGTTGCTACTGGTGATACATTCCCAGCAGATCAAATGATTGAAGGTACAGTGACAGGTGCAAAAGCAATGGTTGTAGAATATGATGCAACAAATGGTATTATATACTATGTGCAAAACGAAACTACCGGATTTGGTACGTTTAACGCAGCAACAGATAACATCCGCGATCAAGGTACTTCAGTTGCAGGTGTAGATCTTACGGCAATAAATGATTCTGCAATTCTGCATCACGAAGGAGATGTAATGTTTGTAGAGAATAGAACCGCTACAACAAGAGCCGCAGGACAAGTAGAAACAGTAAGATTAGTAATCGCATTTTAAATAGGATAGAAACATGGCAATTTCATTTAACGTAGAACCATATTGGGACGACTTTGAGACTGTTGCATCGGGCAACACACTCAGCCCGAAAGAACAATATCAGAGGATATTATTTAGACCCGGTAAGGCGGTACAAGCACGAGAGTTAACTCAGCTACAAACACAACTACAAAATCAAATATCTTCTGCGGGAGATCATATATTTAAAGATGGTTCTGTTGTTGTACCAGGAGCGGTGCACCTACATAATAAAATTGACTATGTAAGACTATCTGCGGTACATGCTAACAATGATAGTGTTGCTGAATTAGTTGGTACTGAATTTAGTAACTCAAGTTCTACTGTTGCACGTGTCATCCATGCTACATTAGCAAGTGGTGATGATTCAATTACTATATTTGTTCAATATATTGCAGGCACAATTTTTGCAGCAGGAGAGTCATTAACAGCAAGTGGCGGTAAGACAGCAACCGTTGCAAGTTCTAACGATGCAAACGGTAAAACTCCAATTGGATTTGGTTCAATTGTAGCTATCGAAGATGGTATCTATTATATTAAGAGACACTTTGTTACAGTTAAAGCAAAGACAATTGTCTTAAACAAATACTCAGAAAATGTATCGTTTGATATAGGCTTACTCGTTACAGAAGCTCTTGTCAGTTCGGGTTCAGATTCATCTCTTAACGATAATGCTACGGGCACTCCTAATGAGTCTGCTCCAGGTGCACATCGTTATTCTATTACAGCAGCGTTAACTTCTCAAGCAGTGAATGCAAACTCTGGTAACTTTGTTCTTATTGCTCGATTAGAGTCTGGTATTATTACAAAGAAAGCCGGTGTTGATTATAATGCTTTACAAGATGAATTAGCACGTAGAACATTTGATGAATCGGGTAACTATTATGTTAATCCTTTTCCAGCAGTTGTTAAAACACATCAAGCAGATAGTCCTAGCGCTACAAAATTATCTCTTGCTGTTGGCCCTTCAAAAGCTTATGTAAGAGGTTATGAAATAACTAAGTTAGGAACTTCTAATGTTCACTTTAATAAAGCAAGAACATCAGAATTAGTTACAGATAAACTTACAGAGATAACACATAATAACTTTATTGAAGTTGATAACATGGTTGGTACACCTGATATTACTACATTTAATACGATATCAATTGAGAATTCTGGTGGTACAGAGATTGGTACATGTCGAGCTCGTTCAATCGAAAGAGTAAGTGGTGACGGTGCAAGTACAGCTTCAAGGTATAGAGTTCATATATTTGATGTAAAATTTGCAAGTGGTAATACTACTGGAATGGCTAGTGCAACTCAGCTAGATGAAACGGGTGGTGGATCGTTTGCTGCACAAATTGCACAAACAAGTTCTGTTAATGTATTTAACCTTGGTCCAGATAGTTTAGTATACCACTTGCCATACGACAGAATTAAAACTTGTAATAGTCAAACAGATGGCACAACGGATTTTAACTATAGATATGAAACTAATCGTATTATAGCTTCAGCTACTGTATCAGGTACTGGTACTGCCACATTTGAAGCCGTTTCTGCTAATGAACAATTTGGTTCTAAATCGCTTAATACAAATTGGATTCTAATTAACGATACTGATTCAACAGTCGGTGGTGAAGAAGTAACTACTTCTGATATTACAATTAACAATGGAGCAACACCTCCAAATGTTGTTATATCTAACTTACCGGCATCTTCTCAGGGTGATACGGTAAGACTAATTGCCCCTGTTGTGCGTACGTTAAATCAAAAGACTAAATCGTTAGTTGTTAACCAAAGCACTCCATTAAATGCAGGAACAGATTATACTACTATTAGTTCCGCTAATGCTCTTGGTCATGCAGATGTTTATCGTATAGTAAAGATTGAAGAAACTGGTACTTCTCCAGTTGTTGATGTTACTGAACACTTTGATTTAGATAACGGTCAAAGAGATACTCATTATGATGTTGGACATATACAATTAAAGAGCACATCTAACTATGCTGCAGCTGTAGCACTTACTGTAACATATGATTACTTTACACATACCGCCGGAGATTTCTTTACAGTTGATTCATATACTGGACTTGATTACGAAAATATTCCTAAGCATGGAGACATAGAATTAAGAAGTGCGGTTGACTTTAGACCAAGGATGGATAACGGTGGTAGTAACTTTACAGGAACAGGCGCAGTTACAGCATTTGCTCCAGTAAGATTCTCACAATTTGAAACTGATATTCAATTTTACTTGCCTAGAATGGACAAAGTATATTTAGATTCTTCAGGCGATTTTGGTATTGCCGAAGGTATTCCATCTAGAACTCCTGAAGGCCCTGCTATTCCAAGTGATGCAATGCATTTATTTACATTAAGTATTCCTGCATACACGTTGAATACTGAAGAAGTTGGAATTGGATTTATTGACCAGCGTAGATACACTATGCGTGATATTGGTAAGCTTGACACAAGATTAAATCAAGTAGAATATTATACTGCTTTAAATTTCTTAGAAACTGAAGCACAGAATACACAAATTTTAGATACAGCATCACCATTTAATCCAAGGTGGAAATCTGGTTATTTAGTAGATGCTTTTGCGAATACGCGTATGTCAAGGAATGATTCTCCTGAGTACAGAGCTTCTGTTGATATAGCTAACCGTACACTACGACCTGGATTTGCACAAGGTAATGCTGCACTATCATGGATTTCAGGATCTTCAGATACAGTTAAAACTGGTGATTTAATTACATTACCATATAGTCATTCTGCAGCTATAACACAAACACAATATTCAGGAACTGTTAATGTTAACCCATATAATGTCTTTAACTGGGTTGGTGCAATGGCGCTATCTCCATCTACTGATGAATGGCTAGATATCGAACGTAGACCAGAAGTTGTTTTAAATAACGATGGCGAGTTTGATGCAATGGTACAAGCATTACAACCTCAACTTGGTACTGTATGGGGTTCATGGACAACAAACTGGTCAGGCGGTGGTGGACATTGGGAGATGTCTTATAACCCAGGACGTACAGTTGGTGCAGCTGGTGGTAGAAGAAATAGCTTTACAACTAGAGGTTCATGGTCAAGAAACTGGGTAAGTGGTAATCGTCAAATTTCTGGTAAATCAAGATCAGGTGTTCAAACAAGTATAGCAGTTGAAACATCAAGAGTTGAGCAAGGTGATAGAGTAGTTGAAGTTAACTTTGTTCCATTCATGAGATCAAGGCTTGTACACTTTAGTGCTACTCGTATGAAACCAAACACTACTGTTTATGCATTCTTTGATGGAGTATCAGTAGCAAACTTTGTTAACGAAGCTCAACCAGGTCATACACCTCTAGTAGGTATTAATACTGAGACTGCTCACCCGAGTGGTGCTGGAGCATTAACAACCGATGCGAATGGTGCTGTGAGTGGTTCATTCCTTATACCTAATAATAGTGCAACTCAATTTAGTGCTGGTACAAAAGAATTTAGATTGACTTCTGATAGTACTAATAACGAAGGCTTATCTCGTACATCAGCCACAGCAGATTATACAGCTGCAGGCTTAATTGAAACAAGAGAGAACGTTATTATTTCAACACGAATTCCACGTATACAGAGAACTAATGTTTCTTCAGGTAATGTGGCGTACTCAGATCCATTAGCGCAATCATTCTTATTTGATAAGGCTCAATTTATTACTAAGTTAGATCTTTATTTTGCAAGTAAAGATGCTAATATACCTGTGCAAGTACAGATACGTGAAATGATCAATGGATTCCCAACTCAAACAGTTGTTCCATTCTCTGATGTAACACTTAATCCAGGTTCTGTAAATATCGATGGTTCAGCAACAACATTCACATTCGAATCGCCAGTATTCTTACAAGATGGTATTGAATATGCATTTGTTATTCTTGCTAATTCGAATGATTACACAGTACGTTTTGCTGAAGTTGGTGGTGAAGATCAAAATGGTAATAGAATTTCACAACAACCATATAATGGTGTATTATTTAAATCAGCTAATGCATCAACATGGACTGCTGAGCAAGGCAAAGACTTAACATTTGTTATGCATAGAGCTGAGTTTGATATTTCACAAACACGTAATGCGGTATTAAGAAATGGTACTTTAGAAGCAAGAGCATTAGGTAATAATCCAATTACAACAACTAATAGTTCGCAAAATATTACCGTTGCTCATCGTGATCACGGTCATGCAGTTGGTGATTCAGTTACTATAGCTGGAGTTGCTGCAACGATTAACGGTCATACTACTACGCATCTAAATAAAGCACATACAATTACTGCGGTGACTCGTGATACATATACATTTGTATCAGCTGGTACAGGTAATGCTTCAGGTATTGGTGGTGGAGCAGCGTGTACTGCAACACAGCATTTAGCTTGGAATACAGTTAAACCAATTATTCAGGAACTTATATTACCTGATACTGGAACAACATATACAATTAAAGATACAGCTGAAGGTAATGGTACAACTATTGGAACGACAGCATTAGCAATAAGAGCAAATCAAGATTATACACCGTTAAGTCCGAAGGTAATTAAATCAGGTGCAACTCACACAGTAGAACTTGAGTCTACATTTACATCAAGCAATAGTTACCTATCACCAGTTATTGATATGGAAAGATGTTCATTGATTACTATTGGAAATCGTATTGACAATGTAACAAGTGGTGAAGCTGCAGCAGCGGGTGGTGCTAACTTAGCGAAGTACGTAACAAAGACTGTTGAATTACAAAATGATTCAGATGGAATTAAACTAATTATGGATTTACATCGTCCGAATAATACATTCATTGACGTATATCATAAGACTGGTAATAACTTAGCAGATTTTGATACAGAGTCATGGGTGTTAGCAACAAATGATGAAACTACAGTTGCATTCTCAGACGGTTATGAATTTAATGAGACGGTATATACTATTACACCTGCAGCAACATTTACATTATTTGCTATTAAGATTGTAATGAGATCTACTAATACGAGTGATATACCGATGGTTCAACAACTTAGAGCTATAGCACTTCAAGTATAATGATAAAAGTTGAAGGACATACTAATTTAGCAAGAGATCCAAAGTCTGGAGCGATTATAAATATGAGTAACAGTAAGATACACTCTATGAATAGAGCTGCGCTTAAAGAAGAAGCAAGAGTGCATCAAGAACGTTTGGATAAAGTAGAACAAGATGTATCTGAAATTAAAGATATGTTAAAACAATTAATAGAGAGATAATATGGCAACAGTAAACGTAACAACAGCAAATACATTTGAAGAATGGAGAGTTAAAACCAACCAGTTAGGTACTGCGATTGGTGACTTAACTAATCTAACTGCAAATGATTCGGGTGCAACTACGGTTGTTGCAGCGCTGAATATACATGATACTGCAACTGAAGCGGCCGCGGCTGCCATCGGTACAATAGGTGACTTATGGGATACATCAAGTTACGGTGCGTTAGTACTTGCTGCAAATAAAAACCATGCAGATATTTCAACAATTGCTGCAACCGCTGGCATTAACTTAGCAGGCTCAAGCTTATCTGGATATAATGGTTCAGAGACAACTCTAGTTGCTATTCTTAATGCTCAATTAGCGGTTGATACTACACAAACAACTAATATAACAAGCAATGACACGGATATTGCTGCAATAAATACTAAGCTAGGTACAATATCAGCAGCGGCAATGGGAACAACCGCATCCACTGTTGGCCCTGCTATTTTAGAATTACATGGTGAAGTAACCACAGCCACAACAAATATTGCTGCTATTGGTGCTGACTTTGTAGCAGTAGCTGGTGATACAATGACTGGTAAATTAATTACTGCATCATCAGGATTAGGTGGTTCAAATGCGGGTGTAAGTGCTGCAACATCATTAACGTTAGGTACTGGTTCGGGAACAGCAATAACAGTTGATTCAAATCAAAGAATAGGTGTTGGTACAACAGCCCATGCATCGCATAAAGTAGATGTATCAGGTAATTTAAATGCTACAACATTAAGTTACGGTGGAACAGATTTAAAATCAGTATTCTTTGAACAAGGTGAAGCCTTTGAAGATGCTGTAGGTGCCATGTTTGATGGTACGGAAACAGGTGGTATCTCGGCTACATATGATGATACAAATGGTAATATTAATTTAGCAATTGCTGATGATGGACACGCTCACGTTGTAGGTAATATCGATAACTTTACAGAAGAAGTACAGGATATTATCGGAGCAATGGTATCAGGTAATACTGAAGGTGGTATTTCAGTTGATTACGAAGATGGTGATGGAACACTTGATTTTAATGTTAATGATCCAACCATTACTTTGACTGGTGCGGTTACAGGTTCTGCAACAATGACAAACTTAGGTAATGTTAGCATCACAACAACAGCGGCTACAACAACAAAGCTAGATGTTTATGATGTCGCTGGTAACCAATTGTTCTAAAACAACAAAAATATAAATAGAGGTATACACAGAAAATGGCAATATTAAGTAATTTAAGTATAGATCAGGGTGCAGATTATAGTGCTGAGGTTGTTGTAGAAGATGCTGCAGGTAATGTAGCAAATTTAACAGGATATACTGTTGCAGGACAAATAAGAAAAAGTTATACATCAAGTACTGCAATAAATTTTGGGGCAACTGTATCGAATGCTACTGCAGGTGAAATTACAATAACATTGGCTAATAGCGTAACAAATGGTATGAAAGCTGGGCGTTATGTTTATGATGTAGAGATAACGAAAACATCTTCGGGTGAAAAAACTAGGGTAATAGAAGGACAAGTAACAGTGACTCCAGGAGTAACACAGTAATGGCATTACAAGGTAAGATTACAGCAAATAGGCCGTTGCAAGGTGCTGGAATGAAACAAAAAGAAATAGTTGCAAGAAATATTTCTGTTTCAACATTCACTACTCAGTTATCTACATTAACAGACGTTGATGTCTCTGCAAGAGTTGATGGATCTATCATACAATATGATGCATCATCAAGTACTTTTAAGGTCAAACCTGTGATGGAAGACACGAACAGTAATACAAAAATTAATGGCGGTACATTTTAGTGGCGCTTAAATATAAATTAGAGGAGATATAGGATGGCAGGCACAGTCATTATCACAAAATATAGTTTAGCGACTGGCAATCCGGCAACAGATGCTCTGGCGGTAGGTGAACAAGCTTATTCATTTAGCTCAGATAAACTTTTTATAGGTGAAACTTCAGGCTCAGATGTAGTAGCAAGAGTCATCGGTGGACAACACTTCACCGATATGTTGGACCACACTGCTGGTACACTAACAGCTTCATCAGCGATAGTAGTAGATGCTAACTCAAAGATTGATATACTTAATGTTGATAACTTAACATTAAATGGTAATGCCATTACATCAACAAACACAAATGGCGATATTACAATTACGCCAAACGGATCTGGTGCTGTTATTATCGATGGTTTATCACATCCAACAGCGGATGGTACATCTGGGCAATTCTTAAGAACAGACGGTTCAGGTAACCTATCATTTGGCACGGTTGTAAGCACATTAAGTATTGCAGCTGACACAGGTTCAAATGATTCAGTAAGCACTGGTGAAACAATTACATTTACTGGTGGTACAGGTATTGATACTGTTGTATCAGATAATGAAATTACAATTACTGGAGAAGATGCTTCAGATAGTAATAAAGGTATAGCAACATTTAATAATGCTGACTTTGCTACTTCATCAGGTGATGTTACAATTAAAGCGTTAGGTGTATCGAATGCACAACTTGCTGGTTCAATTGCAAACGCTAAACTAGTAAATGATGGTATAACAATCGGTTCGACTGATACATCTCTTGGTGGTACAATTACTGACTTAAATGCAATGACATCTATTGATGTTGACAACTTAACATTAGATGGCAATACATTATCATCAACAGATTCAAATGGAAATATTGCACTTGCACCAAATGGTACAGGTTCAGTAACGGTTCCTTCAGGTTATGAAGGTCGTGCTGGATTTACTTCAGATTCACTTGTTAATAAAACATATGTTGATAGTGTTGCAAACGGATTAGATGTTAAAAAATCTGTTAAGGTTGCAACAACTGCTAACTTAGGTGCAACTTATGTAAATACTGCACCAAGCACACTAACTAACTCAGGATCACAAGCTGCTCTTTCAATTGATGGTGTAGCTCTAAGTGTTAATGATAGAGTTCTTGTTAAAGATCAGTCAACTGCAGCACAAAATGGTTTCTATAAGGTTACAACTGTTGGTTCTGGTTCAGCGAATTGGGTACTAACAAGAACACCAGATGCTGATGCTGCTTCTGAATTAACTTCAGGTGCATTTACATTTGCTGAAGAGGGTACAGCCAACGGTGACAATGGTTATGTTCTAAGTACAAACGGTGCTATCACACTAGGTACAACAGCAATAAGTTTCGACCAATTTTCTGGTGCTGGTCAAATATCAGCAGGAAATGGTTTAACAAAGACTGGTAATACGATTGATGTAGTCGGTACGGCAGATAAAATTACTGTAAGTGCTGATGCGATTACTATTGCATCATCATATATTGGTCAAAATACAATAACAACACTTGGTACAGTTACAACTGGTACATGGGCAGCAACTGATGTTGCGGTGGCTCATGGTGGTACAGGTTTAAGTGCATTCACATCAAATGGTGTACTTATTGCAAACACTGGTGGTACAGCTTTAGAATTCGAAACAGGTACTCAGTACCAAGTTATGGGATTCAATTCATCAGGTGTTCCAACCGCTACATCAACAATTGATGGCGGAACGTTTTAATTAAGATATATATAGTATAAAGAGGAAATAACTATGGCAAAACCTTTAAAGTGGAATGGATCAAGCTCGTTAAAAGAGATGTCATCTGCAGAAATTGATGACAATGTAGATCTAATTCTAGACCATTTTTCTGGAATGACTTCTAATAATACTGGTCACCTTGCTATGAACGCAGAAGCAGGTTGGACTAGTATTGGTACATTTGCAGATACAAGACGTGATCAGGCTGTTGGTACTCACCCAGCTAACACAACTATTCATACAGATAACTATGTCTTTAGACAAAACTTAACTGACCTTACTCCGTCTCCAACAAGGAGACCGATGTCAGTTAAATATGATTCAGGTTCTTTTGATGGTGTTATCGAAATGACAGATACTGAAATGAGAGCTGATATTGTTGATAGAGTAAATGCTAAGATTGCTGCAGGCAGTGTTGGTTCATATGTATTACAACCTACTGCTCCTGGTACAGGTACATGGTCTGAAGTTGCTACTATTAATAATAAGTTTCAATCAGGTGTAAATAACTCTACTAAACTTTGGAAGAGAACAACTGGTTCGAATACAACTGCTACACGTCCATTAGCTTGGGATGCAGGTAACAGCAGATTAAGTGAATTATCTGATGCTGAGATTAATGACTTAGTAGAAATATATCAAGAGTCTATTGTAGATACAGGTATTGGTAAGTATGTACTACAAACATCTGCTCCTGCTTCAGGAACATGGCAAAGAGTTGGTTCTGCATTCGATGATACAAGAAAAGAACGTACAGATGTATCATACGCCGGTGATTATACTGGTGCTTATGCAGGTAACTATACTGGTAACTATACAGGTTCATATTCAACATTCTATTCAGGACGTCAGGTAGGTCCATATTCCGGTACATATACTGGTACATATACAGGTTACTACTCTGGCACATATACTGGTAACTATACCGGTGCAACAATTCAATCATCAAATGAAACTGTTTCTACTGTTTCATTGTGGCTAAGGACGGCATAATATGGCAGATCATCACATGACAATTAACTTTGAAAAAACAGGAGCTGCATTTAATACAGTTGCTGAAGCAATGGGAGCACACTTTACCGCTATAGGTGATGGTAGTACTATAGAAGCTTATAATGGTTATGCTGCTGGATTAACTGGAGTTACGTCAACAGAATTCTTGACATCTCAAGGTGAACCAGTTTCGGCTGGAACTCCTGGTAACGGTTATAGCATTAAGCAAGTATGGACAGAAGCTGCACTTAAAGCAGAAGTTTTAGCAAATGGTTCAACAGACACTGACCCTTTAGGGGTTAGTGGTTGGACAGTTTCATCTAAAGATATTAACCCTGATACAGGGTTACCACACCCAGATGGATGGCATCTTTTGAGTTGATATAAATAATTTTAATAATTTAATATAATGAGGTAAATCATGGCTGTAGAAGGCAGAAAAATACTTGATCCGTATTACGCGGATAAGAGTTGTGATATCATCGTATGCAATTTTGAATTTGATGATGGTACAAATCAAACAGTTTCAGTAAGTAACACACCCGACGGACAAAAAGATAATCCTGATTGGAAGGAGATCTTTAATACGTTCACCCACGAAGAAATCAAAGCCATCACTAAAAAGAAGGCTGATGCACATCACGAAAATCAAGCAGTACGCGCAGCTGAACAAAAAGCTGAAATGGATAAAGCAAAAAATGAAGCTTTATTTGCTGCAAAGGTTGATTCATTCGAAATACCAGAAATTAAAGCTTCTAAAAATAGAGCACTCAAATCTAAAGTACGTAAAGCAACAAACATGATTGAGATTATGGCGTACTCCGCTGCTATTATTATAGAAGAAAATGGTAAAGAAGCAGAAAAACCAAAAGCAAAAGCCTAACGGTTTTATAATTGTAGCAAGTCAGTTTTATGAGTATTATGAGGCAGCTCATATGCTTATTGACTCCTTGCTAGATTATATGCCAGAGGCAAATATAGCCTTATTCGCTCATAAGGAATGGACACAAGATGATTCACGTTGTGATGATCTCTATATGGTTGATGATTGTCCTAATCATGTTCGAGCCAAGTTGGCTTGCCTCTCTAAAACCCCATTTGATAAAACCGTATACTTAGATGCTGATACATTTGTGCAGCATGAAGATGTATCTAAGATGTTTGACTTCGATTCAGATTTAGTATTCACTAACATAAGACCATACGCAGGTAAGATAGCTAAATTTATTGGAGGTGAAATGGTTCTTCATGGTGGTGTATTCGGTTATAAGTCAACACCACGTGTATTAGAATTTATGGATGACTGGTGGAAATACTATAATAAACAACGTGATGGCTCTTGGTGGCCCGAAGGTGTACAACCAAAAGAGAGATTAGTAAATTGGGATCAGTTAACATTATGGTGGTTAACTGAAAATACATATTCTGATTTAGATATAAGTATATACGAAGATGATGCAAGATGGAATTTTGTTTACATATATAAAGAAGATGAATGCAAGGGACCAATAGTAGTATGGCATTATACATTACCATTAAAAAAACCAGCAGATGCGCGAAGTATTAATTAAAAATAAAGAGATATTAGAAAGACTTGATGGGTTTATTGATACTATTAATAGTATGGATATAGGATACATCCAGCGCCGAATAAAACAACGCGGTGATAAACATAAACACTATGCAACATCCAAAGAATATTTAAATTATATTCTTGAGAAAACTAAGAAAAAAGAATTTAGAGGTCCGCCTGAAATAGCAAAGTTATTTGATTTATGTAATAATTATGATATAGCAAAAGACTGGCAGGATTTAATGAAAGATGTAAGCTTTACTTTTGCACAGGAATTAGGTGCACAACAAAATGCATTATTCTGTTATTATCCTGAAGATGGATATATAGGTTGGCATGATAACCGTGATGCTCCAGGTTATACGGTATTATTTAATTGGAGTAAAGGTGGTGATGCCTTTTATAGATATCGTGATTGGAAAACTGGTAAGATACATACTATTAAAGATAGACCAGGATGGACTTGCAAAACTGGTTGGTATGGACCAGGTCAAGAATCAACATTTCATTGTGCTATGACTAATGAACCAAGATGGAGTATAGCATTTTATATGCGTAATGAAACAATGAGAGATCAACTCGTAGAAGAAATAGAAAGTGAATAAAAATAAATTTATAAAATGGTGTGAAGAGAATGCACATAAGTTTGTAGTCATATCATATCAGGGTGGAGCAGGTGGTGAAGGTTTGTGTAATTGGTTAACACAAGAGACTGATTTATTTTTTAATAAAGAAGTTATTAAAATGTCTTATGACCAAAACTTAATACCTGAAAATCTTATGGCTATGATTGATAGCGTAGCTAATCCAAAGGGTCATAGTAAATCAAAAAATGTCAAAAATGATGTTGCAGTAAATCCTAGTTCACACAGGCAAAAAACCTTTTTTGATTTTTTGTTTGCAGATGTATTTGTACTTGATGGTGTTGATAATCTTTATACTTCTCATTGTTGGGTACCAGAGTATGAGAATATACCTATAATACCTGAAGAGACTCTTGAAAATCCATTTGGATTATTATACGATCATATAAAAAATAGAGAAGATCCAGATAGTGAAAGACCACAAATTATGGATGATGCATTATCTGAAATACGAGATGCATTTGCAAATCAAGATAAACCGTATCTAATACGAACACATGGAATTACTCCCCTTACAATGTGTTGGGGTCCAAAAGGAAAGTATTTTTCTATTAGTGGTGGTGACTATCAAGAATACATTCAAATGTTAGAAACTATGAAAGTGTACCTTCAACCTGAATGGGAATATGAACGTAAGCTAGAAGCAATACGAATTGCTGATTGGAGATATCAAAAAGGAATTACTGGTATTTGGGGCGAGAAAAGTAATTCGTATTATCTTGAAAAAGATTGGGAACCACAATATACTACTGATGAAAATTTTGAAAGATATCGTAGGTACCTTGCTCCAATTTTAGATGATGATACTATTCCTCTATATTATAGAACTTTAGATATAATAGGTCAGCATGATAACTTTGGTGTAAACGTAGAACAAATAGATTGTATCACATTAAATAATATAGTTTATGGTGTTATGGTATCTAAATTTTGGCCGAGGATATCAATATCATATTTTAAGAATGATGATGTTACAGTAAAAAGACTTGAGATGAAAGAACAAGATTTTCGAAAAGTTCATGAGGCAATGGGCGATAAAGTAAGTCCACACGATATGAATTGGCCAGATTCTGATAGAGCAAGAAGAGTCACTATTGATTTTTGGGAAAAGAATCATAAAGTTCGAGACCGCATGGGAATAATAGAAGTAACATTTGATAAGTTATATAACCCAGATTATTTAATAAATAATGGTATAGATATTGATCCAGAGAATTATCTTATGTATTGGAATAACTGGCATGTTAAAAGTTTAGCGGCATTGGCAAAAGTAAAATTATTTCCAAGGAGAGTACCATCAATATTGTAACAGTAAAATGGGGTGACAAATATAGTGTTGATGATGTCAATAAGCTGTATTATAGTATTGTTAACCAATTACAATGGGGTGAACACGAGAACTCAATACAATTCTATTGTTATACAGATGATTCAATAGGGTTACATCCATACATCCATTGGATACCATTGATTGATATGGATCTACATGGTGTATGGAATAAGCTTATGTTGTTTAAGCCTGGCACATTACCTGAAGGTAAATGGTTATATCTAGACTTAGATGTGATTATACAAGGTAGATTAGATGAAATCTATATGGCGCATGAGTTTACAATGGTTAAATGCTATTGGAAACCTATAGAACAATTAAGATCTGATTGGGTATTCGAAGGCAGAACAATAAGAGATCATGATATAAACTCAAGTGTGATGGTATTTTGGAATGATGAGAACTATCATATATGGGAACATTTCTGGGAAAACCCAGATGACTATATGATAACCTATCCTGGAATAGATGGCTTTATATATTGTGAAGGCTTTGCTCCTTCTAATTACTGGAAGCAAGGAAGAATCTATTCAAAGTACTATGGGATCAAAGAAGAGTCTTGGTATAACCCTCCCGATGAGCCTTATTTTTTAGAAAGCGCTGCAATCTGTTTACTTAACGGTCAAGGCGGATTATAAATAAAGGTATATACAGCTGAATATTCGGTTGTTATAAATAAGAACATAGTGGTTATATAATCACTACATTACAATTTGAGCACATAGATATGGCAGGAACAATAGTAAAAATCAAGCAATCGGCGGTTGCTGGTAAGAAACCATCAGCAAGCGACCTCCAGCAAGGCGAGTTAGCCCTTAACACAGCCGACCATACATTGTATTCAAAAGACGGAAATGGAAATATCTTTCAAGTAACAGCACAAAAGATATTTGATATGGGTGATTCTAACGGTGATGTTTTTATAGATGCGGGTGATTCTAACGATGCATTGTACGCAGCACCTTTTAACAGCTACGATGGCGGGGGAGCATAACTAAATGTCAGGAACAATATTTAAGATAAGAAGAGATACAGCGGCCAATTGGTCGTCAAATAACCCTACCCTTGCCGCTGGTGAGATGGGGCTTGACCAAACTAATAACTTCATTAAGATGGGTGATGGCACTACTGCCTGGAACTCATTAGCTCAATTCACACAAAACATTGAGAATGTAGAGGATTTAGTAGGTGCAATGGTCACTTCAAATACTGAAACATTTATTTCAGTAACTTACGATGACTCAGATGGAACACTAGATTTTGTTGTTCCGGTATTAGACGAGGATACCCTCGCAACAGATTCAGCAACACATTTAGCTACACAACAATCAATTAAAGCTTATGTGGATTCAGCCATATCTGGCGGTGACTTAGACTTCATTGCCGACTCAGGTGGTGCACTAAATATTGTCTTAGATTCAGAGACAATGACATTTACTGGTGGTACAGGTATTGATACCGTTGGTAGTGGTAATACTCTTACGACTTCAATCGACTCAACAGTTACTACCCTTACTGGTTCGCAAACATTAACTAATAAAACATTAACAAGTCCAGTATTAAATACAGGAATTTCTGGTACTGCAATTAAAGATGAAGATAATATGGCTAGTGATTCAGCTACTCATCTTGCTACGCAGCAATCAATTAAAGCTTATGTAGACTCTCAAGTAGATACGGCCGATACTGTGGCTGAATTAGGTGATATAAACATCACATCTGCTGCTGATGGTTCAATGTTATTATATGATACTGATAATTCTGAATGGATTGATAATGTTATGTCAGGTGATGCCACTATGGCAGATACAGGTGCAGTTACATTTGCTACAGTTAACTCAAACGTAGGTTCATTCGGTTCTACAACAGCAATTCCAGTATTAACAGTAAATGCTAAGGGTTTAGTTACAGCAGCGAGTACTGCTTCTATTACAACTGCATTAACTGTTGGCGCAGACAGTGGTTCTGATGATACAGTAGCTCTTGCCACTGATACATTAGATTTTTCTGGTGGAACAGGTATTGATACAACAGTATCCAACAATGATATCTCAATTGCTATAGACTCTACTGTTGCTACATTAGCAGGTACACAAACATTAACGAATAAAACACTAACCACTCCTACAATAACGAGTGCAACACTTAATACAGGTGTAAGTGGTTCAGCAGTTAAAGATGAAGATAACATGGCATCTGATTCTGCTACACATTTAGCTACACAACAATCAATTAAAGCTTATGTGGATGCGCAGGTTACTGCTCAAGATTTAGATATCGCTGGTGATTCTGGTACAGGAGCTATTGATTTAGATTCTGAAACACTTACGATTGCAGGTACATCAAACGAAATTGAAACATCAATGTCAGGTAATACCCTTACGGTTGGATTACCTACTAATGTTACTATTGCTGGTAACTTAACTGTTGCAGGCACAACAACAGAAGTTTCATCAACAACAGTTAATGTTGCAGATCCAATGTTATCATTGGCTACAAACAACACTGGTGCAGATGCTGTTGATATTGGTTTTTATGGTTTATATGACACAAGCGGTTCACAAGATTTATACTCAGGTCTATTTAGAGATGCATCAGATTCTGGTAAGTGGAAACTATATAAGGATTCACAATCCGAACCAACTACTACAGTTAATGTAAGTGCTACTGGTCATGCGACTGGTACATTAGTTGCTAACCTTGAGGGTAATGTAACAGGAAACGTAGTAGGTAACCTTACAGGTAATGTAACAGGTAATGCATCAGGCACAGCAGCTACAGTTACAGAAGCAGCTCAACCTGCTATTACTTCTGTAGGTACTCTTACAGCATTACAAGTTGATAATATTAACATTAATGGTAATACTATTTCAACGACGGGTGGTACTGACTTAATGATTGGTCCAGTTGCTGGACAACAAATTGTATTAGACGGTGTAATAGAGATAGATGCAGGTGTAGTTACTGGTGCTACAAGTATTACATCAACAGCATTTGTTGGTGATTTAACAGGTGATGTTACAGGAGATGTATCAGGAAGTTCTGGTACTGTAACAAGTATTGCTGCTCATATTAAAGATGAAGATAATATGGCGAGTGATTCTGCTACACATGTTCCTTCACAACAATCTGTTAAAGCTTACGTAGACTCTCAAGTTACTGCTCAAGACTTAGACTTTGCTGCCGACAGCGGTGGTTCATTAGCAATTGATTTAGATAGCGAAGCATTAACATTTACTGGTGGTACAGGTATTGATACATCAGGTTCTGGAAACGCTGTTACATTTGCTATCGACTCAACAGTTACTACATTAGCTGGTACACAAACATTAACAAATAAAACATTAACTTCACCTGTTCTAAATACGGGAGTAAGTGGTTCAGCATTCTTAGATGAAGATGATTTATCAAGTAACTCTGCTACTAAGTTAGCATCACAGCAATCAATCAAAGCATATGTTGATGCTAGTGTAACAGCACAAGACTTAGACTTTGATGCCGATAGTGGTGGTTCATTATCAATTGATTTAGATAGTGAAGCATTAACATTTACTGGTGGTACTGGTATTACTACGGTCGGTTCTGGTAATGTTGTTACATTTAATATAGATTCTACTGTTGCTACATTAACTGATACACAAACAATGAGTGCGAAGACACTTACCTCTCCTGTATTAAATACAGGTATTAGTGGTACTGCTTTCCTTGATGAAGATAATATGGCATCAGATAGTGCAACGAAAGTTGCATCTCAACAATCTATTAAAGCATATGTCGATGCACAAGTTACTGCACAAGATCTTGATTTCCAAGGCGATTCAGGTGGTGCACTCAGTATTGATTTAGATTCTGAAACATTAACTATCGCAGGTGGTACAGGTATTGATACGGTAGGTAGTGGTAATGGTGTTACTGCATCTATCGATGCGACTGTTACAACATTAACAGGTACACAGACATTAACTAATAAGACATTAACTAGTCCAACAGTAACTTCGCCAGTATTAAATACGGGTGTTAGTGGTTCAGCAGTTAAAGATGAAGATGATATGTCATCAAATAGTGCTACTCATCTTGCTACTCAACAATCTATTAAGGCATATGTTGATGCACAAACTACAGACGAAACTGCTGAGGGTTCATCTAACTTATACTTCACAGATGAAAGAGTTGATGATCGTGTAAATGCATTGATTGTTGGTGGTACAAACGTAACTGCAACATATGATGATGCTAATAACAGATTAACAATATCAGCAACAACGGGTGCGAGTGGTTATGATCTAAATGCTAACGATACAGATGACCTCAGTGAAGGTTCATCTAACTTATACTATACAAACGAGAGAGCACAAGATGCTGCAGGTGCTCAAATTGCTACTAATGGTTCACATACAAATATCACAGCAACATATGATGATGCTGGTGATGGTGCAATAGATCTATCAATTACAGATGCTGTTATTAGAGGTAAGGTAAGTGTTACCGATGCCGGTGGTGATGGTTCATTAGCTTATAATAGTTCTACCGGTGTAATAACTTATACTGGTCCAAGTGCTGCAGAAGCCAGAGCACATATTAGTGTTACTGATTCTGGAGGTGATGGTTCATTAGCTTATAATAGCTCTACTGGTGTTATTACATATACAGGGCCAAGTGCTGCTGAAGTACGGGCTCATTTAAGTGCTGGCACGGGTGTTACATATTCAGGTGGTGCAATATCAATTGGACAGGCAGTAGCCACGGATAGTGATGTAACATTTGATGATGTAACTGTTAGTGGTAACCTTACAGTTAATGGTACTACAACAACAGCCGCTTCGACAAATACTGTTATTACTGATAAGTTAATCGAACTTGGTAATGGTCAAACTGGTTCACCATCAGGTGATTTAGGTTTAGTATTTGAACGTGGTTCATCAGATAATGCCTTTATCGGATTTGATGAGAGTGCAGATAAATTTATAGTTGGTACAGGATCATTTACAGGTGCTTCAACCGGTAACTTAACAATTACAACTGGTACTATGGTTGCTAACCTTGAAGGTGCAACTGCAAGTCTTACTGGTAATATAACAGTAGGTGGTACGGTTGACGGACGTGATGTTGCTGCAGATGGTACTAAGTTAGATGGTATAGAAGCTAGTGCCACAGCCGATCAAACTGGCGCACAAATTAAAGCTTTATATGAAGTAGAAAGTTCAGCATTTACAGATGCACAGTTTACTAAGCTAGCAAATATCGAAGCTAATGCTGATGTAACAGATGCAACTAATGTTAATGCTGCTGGTGCAGTTATGTTATCAGATACAACAATTTCTGGAATGGGATTTGTTGTTGATGAAGATAATATGGCATCAGATTCTGCTACTAAATTAGCAACACAGCAATCAATTAAAGCATATGTAGATGCACGTGAAACTGCAATTACAACTGCATATACTGCCGCCGATGATGCACAAGATCATTTATCAGAATTAGGTGGTACATTAGATGATATTGCTAATGGTACAACACACGTTAAAAGTACTAATGACTTTACAGATGCTTCACTAGCAAAACTAGGTGGTATTGAAGCATTAGCAGATGTCACGGATGCTACAAATGTAGAAGCTGCTGGCGCTGTTATGGAATCAGGTAACAATGCTTCGGCAAAGATACCTTCAGGAACTACTGCGCAGAGAGATGGATCTCCAAGTGCTGGTTTCTTTAGATGGAATACAACAACTTCAAGTGCGGAAATCTATGATGGAAGTGAGTGGGGATTAGTTGGTGGTGGAAACACTACAGGAAAGGTTATGTGGGAACACAGTTATACAGTTGCAGAAAATTATGAAATAACTTCTGGTAACAACGCGTTAACTGCTGGACCAATAACCATTAACTCAGGCTATTCAGTGACGGTCCCTAGCGGATCTACTTGGGTAGTGGTTTAATTTTTAGGAGACGATAAATGTCAAAGATAAAAATTCAGGGTGATTCAGGCGGAACTGGTGTATTTACATTAACTTCTCCTAATTCAAATACTGATAGAACAATAACTCTACCGGACGACGCCGGTACGATTGTAACTTCAGCACAATCTGATGCTTCCAGTTATTCTTGGTTAATTGACGAAGATAACATGGCATCTGATCTTGCCACGAAGGTACCATCGCAACAATCCGTTAAAGCTTACGTTGATGCACAAATTGGCGCTGAGAACACTCTTGCCGAAGATAACGATGTAAATATCACATCTGCCGCCGATGGATCTATGTTGTTATACGACACAACAACATCAAAGTGGATTGATAATGTAATGTCAGGAGATGCTACTTTAGCAGACACTGGTGTAATAACACTTGGTGCAGATGTTATTGATGGTACTCATCTAGCAGATAACGCAGTTAATTCAGAGCATATCACCGCCGGTTCTATCGATACGGCTCATATTGCTGCAGATCAAATCACATCAGCTCTTATTGCAGATGACCAAATTGATAGCGAACATCTTGTTGATGGTTCTATTGATACGGCTCATATTGCTGCGGATCAAATTGTTGGTTCATTGATTGCTGATAATGCAGTTGATAGCGAACACATTACCGCTGCAGCAATTGATACATCTCACATCGGTGCTGCTCAAGTTACAACGGCTAAGATCGCAGCTGATAATATTACAGCAGCGCTAATTGCAGATGATCAGATCAATAGTGAACATTATGTTGATGGTTCAATCGATACTGCCCATATTGCTGACGCAAACGTAACATTAGCAAAGGTTCAAAATGTTGCTGCTAACTCGGTTTTAGGTAGAAATGCAAACAGCTCGGGTGTATTATCAGAGATTGCTTTAGATAATACTCAAATACTAATTGGTGATGGCACTGGATTTACAGCGGCTTCACTAACTGGTGATGTAACAATGACCAATGCTGGTGTAACAAATATTGCTGCTGATGTAATTACAGGTGCAGAAATTGCCGATGATTCAATCAATAGTGAACACTATGTAGATGGTTCAATTGACACACAGCATATTGCTGCAGATCAAATCACAAACGCTTTGATGGCAGATGATGCTATTGATTCAGCTCAGATTGCTGATGGCGCAGTTGATCTAGTTCATATGTCAGCTGACTCTGTTGATGGATCAAAGATTGCTGATGATTCAATTAACTCAGAGCACTATGTAGATGGTTCAATTGACACTGCACATATAGCAGCTGATCAAATTACTAATGCATTGATTGCTGACGCTCAAATTGATAGTGAGCATCTAGTTGCAGGTTCAGTTGATAACTCACACTTAAGTGGTTCAATTGCTAACGCTAAACTTGCTAACTCAACTATTACTGTAAGTGATGGTTCAAACTCAACAGCCACATCTCTCGGTGGTACAGTTACTTTCGCCGGAACTGCCAACGAGGTTACAGTTGCTGAGTCTTCAGGAACAATCACAGTCGGTCTACCAGATAATGTAACAATTGCTGGTAACCTAACAGTATCTGGTACGAGCACTTCAGTTAGCTCAACAACAATCGAAGTTGCTGATCCACTATTATCATTAGCTACTAACAATGGTTCGGCTGATGCAGTGGATATTGGTTTATACGGATTGTATGATACATCAGGTTCACAAGACCTTTATGGTGGTTTATTCAGAGATGCTTCTGATTCAGGTAAGTGGAAGATCTTTAAAGACAACCAAGCTGAGCCTACTACAACAGTTAATGTTAGTGGTACTGGCTATGCGGTTGGTACTTTAGTTGCTAACTTAGAAGGTGATGTTACGGGTGCTATTACAGGTAATGCTGATACTGCAACTTTAGCAACTACTGTTACAATTACTGCAAATAACACTACTGATGAGACTGTTTATCCGGTATTTGTTGATGGTGCTACAGGTACACAAGGTCTTGAAAGTGATACTGGATTAGCGTATAATCCTTCATCAGGTAACTTGACAATTGGTGGTACGGTTGATGGACGTGACTTAGCTACTGATGGTAGTAAGCTAGATGGTATTGAGTCTGGTGCAACAGCAGATCAAACAAACGCTGAGATACGTGCAGCTGTTGAAGCTGCTTCGGATTCAAATGTGTTTACTGATGCTGATCATACTAAACTAGATGGTATTGAGTCAAGTGCTACTGCAGATCAAACTGACGCAGAAATCAGAGCTGCGGTTGAAGCAGCAAGTGATTCAAATGTGTTTACTGACGCCGATCATACTAAGTTAAATGGTATTGAAGCTTCTGCTACAACTGACCAAACTGATGCTGAAATTAGAGCAGCAGTTGAAGCAGCGACTGACAGTAATGTATTCACAGATGCAGACCACACTAAACTAAATGCTATTGAAGCTTCTGCTACTGCAGATCAAACCGCTGCAGAGATCTTAACTGCTATTAAGACAGTTGATGGTGCTTCTTCAGGTTTAGATGCTGACCTACTAGATGGACAACACGGTTCTCATTACCGTATAGATATCTACAACGCAGCAGGTTCATTACTTAACTAATAAGTAAAATTCTAAGGGCTCTTCGGAGCCCTTTTTTATTGTATAAATATTGTTATGAATTATCCAAGTGAAACTTTTTGTGCTCTTCCATGGGTACACCTCTCAACAAGACCAAACGGACACATGCGCGTATGTTGTACAGCTAACGCTTCCGGTGTCCAGAATCCAGACTCTCAAGATAAAATAGAATCAGACATTGGCATTTTAAAGAATGATGATGGTATGCCTTCTAATCTTGCTAATACATCACTTGAATCAGCATGGAATAATGCTTACATGAGAGGTACACGTAAAGCAATGATGCGTGGTGAAAAACCTGCTAGTTGTCTAAAGTGTTACAAAGAGGAAGATGCAGGGCATAGATCTAAGAGGATGTGGGAGACCACAAAATGGATTAATAAATTAGGTTTAGAGTCAGTATTAGAAGGTTACGATCCAGAGACTGGTTCAGTACCACCACAAATCCGATACGTGGATCTTCGCCTTGGGTCTAAGTGTCAGTTAGCCTGTGTCATGTGCTCACCGAACGATTCTTCGGGTTGGATTGTAGAACATAAAAAAATACATCCTAAATTGAAGAATGAAAATTTAGAAAAAACAATGCGTTGGGAGAAGGAGACAGGTAAGTTAGCCTTCGTAGGTGCAAGTTATGCATGGCATAAAAAGAATCCTATGTTCTTTGATGAACTATACGAACAAATACCTAAACTAAAACAATTGTATTGGGCAGGTGGTGAACCACTTGTAATGAAAGAACATTATGAATTATTAGAGCAAATCATTGAAGATGGTTATGCTAGTGAGATTGAAGTGAGATATAACTCAAACGGAATGGAGTGGGACGACAACTTGTTCGATTTATGGAAGCATTTTAAGGAAGTTATATTTCATTTCTCTATTGATGATATGGGAGATAGGTTGCATTATATAAGATATCCTGCAACATTTGACCATCTCACTAAAAAAATGAGAGAGTTAGATAACTATCCTCATGGAAATCTTAGGCTTACAACAGCTTATACTATACAACTACTCAACATATGGTCTATACCAGATTTTGTTAAATGGAAATTAACAAATAAATGGAAGCTGTTAAATACATGGCCTCAGGGTGGAGGCATGATTGATAACCATCTGGCATATTGGCCGCCTCAATTAAATTGTAAAGCATTGCCATTAGATTTTAAGAAGAAGGTTACTGAAAAGTATGAGGCTTTCTATCCATGGTTAGAAGAGAACTGGGAATTATCTGGTGCACCAACAAAAGAAGCTTTCATGGAAAACAATTATACTATTGATAGACTTAAAGGTATTGCCTCATTCATGAATGCAGAAGATTGGTCTGTACGATTACCTGAGACTGCTGAATGGTGTTATCGTGTTGCAGAAGAAAGAGGACAAGATTTTGATGCAATCTTCCCAGAACTATCTTGGCTTCAAGACTATCATAAACCAAACAATGACTTTCCGCTAGTAATTAATACTGTTTAAAAGCCCAGTACTTCTCTCTACACCACCAACATTTCTTGCATGGTTTAGTAAAGTTTTTTGTTTTATCTGCCTGGCCTTCACAAGATCTTGTTAAAGGAAATAAACCTTTCATTAAACCTTCTGATTCAAAACAGCGGGCTACCCAAGCTTTATCATGGTTTTGAAATGGCTTTTCTGGATGATATCTTTTTGCACCATCTCTATAAGCAGGTCTATCATCAGTAAACAAATCATGTTCTATCATAACAGATTTAGCTGGGTTTTTAGTAACAAATCCGTAACACTCTTTTAATTTATATTTCTTTTTATTATCATCAAATACTTTCTGCCACTGATTGTCATCGATTCTTAAACCATCTTTAGGTGGAGTGTCTACAATAATATGTTCAAACTTCTGAGTCTTTGTTAATTTTAATTCTTTTTCAACCCATGCCATAACCTTTTTAGCGTGAGTAACATTCCAATCTTTAGCAGGCTTTCCTTTTTTAGGATTATCTCCTGCATCCCTCTTCCATGTAGCTACAACAATTTTATTCTTTAATTTATTTTGTTTAATGTGTTTAGCTATAGTATATAACCCTAATGCTGAATCAAGTCCGCCAGATACCCACAAAAGTAAATTTCCAGTCTTTGGTATTTCTATTTTAGTAGTCTTATAATTCATATAAATAATAATAAATTGATTAACATAAGTTTATTTATATGAAAAAAGATACCTTCTGTCCACTTCCTTGGAACTCTATTAACCTAAGAAATAATGGTGATATGAGGATTTGTTGTAATACAAATTCGTATTCACCTAAAAAAGGTATAATGCGTAAGGAAGATGGTACAATATATAACGCTGGAAAAGATGACTTTAATGAGGCAAGGAATGCTGACATATTAAAGGAAGTTCGTGCAGCTATGCTAAAAGATGAATGGCATCCTGAATGTGAACGCTGTAGGCAAGAAGAGATTAATGGTATTCCATCTCGTCGAGAATATGAGAATAACGATTGGGAAATAAAAAAAGAAACAGCTATTCCTATTACGATGGAGGATGGAACCCTTGATGTAGATAAACAAGTGATTGAATTCTTTGATATACGTTATGGTAATTTCTGTAATCTTAAATGCAGAATGTGTGGACCAACAGATTCTCATATGTGGTATCCTGATTATGTTAAACTAAGTGGTGCAACAACATATAAAGATACTCATACTCGTATAGAACTACATCAAACTTCTACAGGTAAATGGACGACTGATCAATATGATTGGTTTAAAGATGCTCCTATTTACTGGGATAACTTTGAAAAGTATGCGCATACAGCAAAGAAACTTTATATTGTCGGTGGTGAACCTCTTATTATTAAAGAACATGAAGAGAGTTTACAACGATTAGTTGATGGCGGTAATGCACATAATATAGAAATAGAATATAATTCTAATCTAACAAATGTAACAAATAAATACATGGAATTATGGTCACAGTTTAAACAGATCCGTGTAGGTGCATCTATTGATGGATATGGAGCTGTATTTGATTATCAACGTACACCAGCTAAATGGGATTCAGTATATAACCATATGAAAAAGCTAAATGACAATCGTGATGTAAATCTAAAATGCTGGTTTACATTTACTGTTACACCTTATAATGTATATCACATGCCTGAGTTTATTAAATGGAAATTAGAAGAGAGTGGATTAGATAGATATAATCCTATTGATGGTTTACGGCCGACTATAACTCAGCACATGTGTCACTCACCAAAATATTATAACATTAAAGTACTTCCTCAAATGTTGAAAGATGACGTAGAAGATCATTATGAATTATATAAAGAATGGATGAAAGGTACTGACTATTCAGACAAAGTAAAAAAACATTTCTATCAGGTATTAGATAGTACAATAAGATTCATGCAATCAGAAGATTATTCTAAAGATCATTTACAAGGCTTCATTGATATAACAAATCAACTAGATGAGATACGAGGTCAAGATGTGAGAGATATTGTACCACAATACAGAGAAATGTTTGATGCGCACTAAACCATATTGTAACGCACCCTGGATAGGATTATCCTATGAAAGTTCGGTAGGATGTAAACCGTGTTGTGAATATATTCGCGGTGAATCTGGATCAGCATTCAGAGGTAGATACACAGACTATATTAAATCTGATTACTTAAAAGATTTTAAAAAGATGATGTACGAAGATGATATGAGTGAAGGATGTAAAATATGTATTGATAATGAAAGAAACAACGACGACTCAACAAGATTACAAATGCTAAGGCATAAGGTTAATTATAAATCAAATGATAACAAATTAGTCAAATTTGATTTCAGACCAGGAAATAAGTGCAACCTAATGTGTAGAATGTGTCATTCTGAGGCTTCATCTATGCGTGAAGAAGAAGAAATTAAATTTAACAATGCAAAACCAGTATTCAGAGTAGAAGATATGAGTGATGCATACGACATTGATTTGTCTAAATGTGAAGAACTTATGATATTAGGTGGTGAACCATCTATCGATTTAGAAGTGAGAAAGTGGATTGACCATATTAAAGACTTTAATACACACGTAATTATAACAACCAACGGAACAAATGCTTCTGATAAATGGTTTGAGTCATTAAAAAAGTTAAAGAGTAGACTGAGCATTTGGTTATCAATTGATGCTACTGGAGATATTAATGACTTTCAACGAAAAGGAAGTGATTGGAAACAGTTAAAATCAAATATAATAAAATATAAAAAAGAGTTCGGAAATAAAATATCAATCCAACTCACAGCATCAGCAATTAATTTTACTACGTTAGATGTGTGGTGGAATGAATTTATGAAGTTAGATATACCTACATATTACCATGCTGTTATATATCCAAAGGAATATAGTCTCAAAGCAATTCCAGATAAATATAAAGATGCCCAAATACAATGGCTAGAGGATTGGATATCAAAAGAATCTAAAAACGACAGACAAAAGACTGAGGCAAAAGGAGCAATTGAATTGCTTAAAACAAATAGATATGACAAGAAGTATAATGAAAGTTTTAAAAGAGAAGTTAAGAAAATGGACGGCTGGAGAAATGAAAATATAAATGACTTAGATTACAGATTTGAAGAGATACTAAATGCGAACTAAACCATATTGTAAAGCACCCTGGCTAGGCTTAGCTTATGAAGGTACAGTAGGATGTAAACCGTGCTGTGAATGGAAAGGTGATGTTTTTGAAGGTACATATACAGACTATAAGGATTCAAAATACTTAAAAGACTTTAAACAGTTAATGTATGAAGATGAAATTCATCCGGCATGTATTGAGTGTACTAATACCGAAGAGAGAAATATTCCTAATGTTTTATCAAGAAGGCAGAAATACGAAGGTTATCCTGCAGACTTCCATAGTGAAAACAAAGTAGTAAGATTCGATTATAGACCAGGTAATAAATGTAATTTAATGTGTCGCATGTGTTGGGAAGGTGCATCTAGTTTGATTGAAGAAGAAAAGGGAGTTGAAGTAATGCACTTAGATACTTCAGATGCTTATGATATAGATTTGTCTAATTGTAAAAAACTTATGATATTAGGTGGTGAACCTTCTATTGATTTAGAAATAAGAAAGTGGATTGACCATATTAAAGATCTTGATATGTATGTTGGTATAACTACTAATGCAACTAACGCATCTGATAAATGGTTTAATAAGCTTCACTCTATTAGTGGCAAACTTGAAATAACTTTATCTGTTGATGCCGCAGGCCCTGTACAAGAATACCAAAGACATAAAAGTAATTGGAATGAAATTAAACAAAATATATGGAAATATAAAGAGAATTTTAAAAACTTACAAATTCAATTAACTGCTACTGCTATTAATATGCCAGTGCTTGATACATGGTGGGATGAGCTGATGGAATTTAATATTCCATTATTCTTTGGTGTTGTATTTTGGCCAGAAGAATATAATCTTGATGCTATACCAGATGAATATAAAGAATATCAAATAGCCTGGTTAAAAAGATGGATTGAAAATTATGATGATAGACATCAGCAAACAAATGAAGTATGGAGAAGAAAAACTCTAGAAGCTGAAGAAGCTATTAGTATTTTACAAGCCAGCAAATTTGACTATCATAAATATAAAAAATTTAAAAACAGCGTAGCTGCGATGGATAAACTTAGAAATCAAAATATATTAGATTTAGATGACAGATTTGAGGATATAATAAATGAGTAGATATGATTATGAGGGTAAAGATAATGGTGTAGTATGCATGTATCCTTGGGTTCATACTACTGTAACAATGGAAAATTCTTTAAGACCATGCTGTGGTATTAGTCTGCGTGGTAGAGGCACTGTAAAACTCGGTGAGAATACTAATGATACCTTAGAAGATGCATTTAAATGGATGAGAGTAAAGATGCTTGCCGGTGAAAAGATAGAAGAATGTAATGAATGTTATTTAAATGAAGCAGCTTACCCAGATAAAATGCAACCTATGTCTATGCGAGGACAAGCTAATACTGACTATAGATTAGACTTACAAAACTTAGATGAAAATTTTATTGGTTTAAAAGGCATGGAAATTAGCCTTGATAATATATGTAATCTTCAATGTAAGATGTGTGACTCAATGTTTTCAAGTAATTTATATAGAAGAGATGAACATCTATTAAACGTAGAATTTGTATATGATGATAGATATGATATTGAAAGCGCTGGGAATCCCACCTTTCCTAAAATAACTAATCTTGGAAGTAGAAAACCTACAAAGATTCCTAAACAAAGAATTGAATTTATTAAATCTCTTGGTGTAGATTGGTCCGAGTTACAGCATCTTAAAATCCTTGGTGGTGAACCATTCTATTCGCCTAATTTTGAAAAACTATTAGATCATTTAATAAAAGAAGCTAAACCAAAAAAATTAAGACTTGAGATTGTAAGTAATTGTACAAATAAAGTCGATGAACGAATAATAGATAAGTTAAATTTATTTAAAGAAATTATTCTTACTTGCTCATTAGATGGATGCAATGATTATAATTCATATCAGCGTTGGGGTTCTCCTGGTTGGAAAGAGACATTAGAAATTTATAAATGGTATCATTCTAAAATTCATAACATGGTTAAACATCATGTGCATTCAACATATTCATTATTAAATTTAAATGGATTAGCCGGTGATGTAGCGTGGTTTGCTGAGAATTATCCAGAGTGTAGTGTGTCAAGATTAATAGTAAAGGATGGTGACTATTGTCCTAATCATGCACCACCTGAATATTTAAAGTGGTTAGAAGAACAGTGGGATAAAGACACTTATAAGTTCCAAATGAGAAATAGTAATCCATCTGAGTATGTTAGTATGGTCGATGGATTTCCAACTCAAGCATATGAGGAAGAAGCTATAACTTTGAAAACCGGTATTGCTAAAATTGATGCCGAAAAAATGAAATTAAAGAAAAAACAACAATTTAATTATAGACGATGGAAAAGATTCAGAGAAAAGATTATTGCTTTAGATAAATATTATGATTCAAAATTAGAAGATTATAATCCTGAGCTTGCTAAATTTATTGAAGAAGGATTTGGATGCTAAAATGTAAATACGCTTGGGGTCATTTAGACTTCAAGAAAGGTGGATATGCTCCATGCTTTCGTTTTAAAAGACATGACTTTGTAGAATCAGGTAGTGATAAACTTCCTTCTGAAGTAATTAATAATAGTGACTTTGTAAAGGTTCGTCAGCAACTTCGTAATGGTGTATTTCCAAATGGTTGTATAGATTGTAAATTACAGGAAGAGGCTGGAGTATCTTCGTACAGAACACGATCACTAGATATTGAGCATATATCTGAGCCTGATTATGATAGTGATAACATCTATATAAAAGATTTACAGATCAAAGCAACCCGAGCCTGTAACTATCAATGTAGACATTGTGATACATCATCTAATTCAAGATTTGAATTAACTGGTAGACAATTCCCTGAGATAGAAACAACATTAAGAAATGATTTTCGATTTCCGCATATATCTACACCTGAAGTAAAGATTCCTGTTCCAACTACTGAAGTTATTGATGATTTATTTAAAAATGTTATACCGCGAGTAGAAGCAATAGAATTTTCTGGTGGTGAACCATTCTATACACGAGATATGTATAAACACTTACATAGAATGATAGATGATCCAAACATCGATACAAAGAAGATTCAGCTTATATACAATACAAATATGAGTATCTTAGAATATAAAGGATATAGCGTTAAAGATCTTTGGCCGCATTTTAAAAGCATAAATGTAACAGTGTCTATGGATGGTACAGGTGATCTATTTAATTACTTTAGAACCGGTGGAGATTATCAGACAGTTATAAATAATATAAAAGAGATTGCACCATATGTAACTAAGTTTTTATTTGTGTGTACTACATCATCATATCAGGCTTTTTATATGAATGAAATATATAAAGACTTGTGTGATATAAGAGACTCAATTGATACACCTGCAAATATAAGAGCTACATTTGTTCATTGGCCTCAGGTTATGGATATTGTAAATCTTGAAGAAGATGTCAAGCTTCATTTGTTAGCAAACACAGATGAAAATGATTTTACAAAAGAATTCTTAAAGAGATTGACAGGTAGAAGAACAATAGATACATATAAGTTTAAGGAACTAGTAAAACTACAAGATGAATTATATGATGTATCTGCAAAAGAGATGGCTCCTAAAATATGGGATTATGTAAATGCTTGATAATAGATTAGATCAATTAACCATAGAGGTTACATCAAATTGCCAGGCAAAATGCCCCGGGTGTATACGTCATAAAGTAATTAATTCTGTTACAGATGAAATTGGCGGACCGCCAAAAAATATTAATATGACATTAGAAGCTCATAACAAATTACTTGATGAGGCTTCTCCATTAAAGTATGTATCATACGATGGTGGATTCGGTGATTCACCTCTTCATCCAAACTTTCTAGAGATGATAGAATACGCAGCAAAGAAAGATATAGAGATGCTTACTATATCTACTAATGCATCTATGCGTAATCCAAAATGGTGGGCACAACTTGGTGCTATATTAAGTGAGCATTTACCTACTGTTGATGGCATAGATAGACATAAAATCTTTTTTGATTTAGATGGTATTGATAATGAAACACAAGAAATGTATAGAATCAATACTAGCTTCGATAAGATTATTGCAAATGCAAAAGCATTTATAGGTGCGGGTGGTATTGCATGTTGGAAAATGATTCCATTTGAATTTAATGAACCACTAGAAGAAAGAGCAAAAGAGTTAGCAACAGAATATGGATTTGCAGAATTTCATAGAGATAGAGTACAGCGAATAGAACAAGTAGCAAGTAAGTTAGCTATCTTTAAAGCTATGAAAGGTGAAGATGCAGATTATAAAGATATGCGTGATGCAGAAATTGATTTATCACCTAAGAGTAATTTAGATGAGGTGGCAGAAAAAGCGAAGACACTCATACAAGATGTCGAGATTAACCCTGCTTTAAGTGTAGAACAGAATCTAGATAATGCAAAAGAAAAATCTGGTATAGTATGTGAATGGTCTGAAAATGGTATGTGGCAAATATCACATGATGGTGGAGTATATAGATGTTGTTGGCATCAGTCTAATTATAACTATTGGACAAGATTAAACTCAGGTGATAAACATGCTTGGGAAAGATTTATGGATAACTATGATGAGAATTGGAATAATATAAACTATCACACATGGGATGAGATAGTAAATCATCCATTCTTTACAGAAGACTTAGAGAAATCTTGGTCTAATTCGTATGACGATGAGGTCATGCCTAAATTAAAAGTTTGCACAAAGAGGTGCTCAAAACTAAATGTTGAATTAAGCGAGAGGCTAAGTTAATGATTGAAGAAAATATAGTAATATACGGAAGAGGTAAAGCAAGAGAAATACCTCATGAAAAAACATATAATGTACAATTAAATTTTGATGAATCAGATAAACATATCGGAATAGGCATGTCAGGTGGAATGGATTCAGCCATGTTATTATGGTTACTTGCATATCATATTGATAAAAATAATTGGGATACAACAATACACCAATGGTCAGTTTGCCTTGATGAGAGACCTTTTCAAGTTCATCACGCAAAGAAAGTTATTCAATTTGTAAAAGATTATTTTCCTAATGTTAAATTTGGAGAGCATAGAACTAGTGTAGCTAATTCAGTACAATATATAGATCATGGTACGGAAGTATCGTGGCAATTGGCTACTGATAAAAAAATAACAAAATTATTTAACGGTGTAACACTAAATCCATCAGATATTGAATCACTATATTGGGGTGTAGCATGGGAAAAAAGAGCTATGAATCGTGATCATGATAGTACTGGTTGGGATGAAGAAAAGATTAAGCGGATACATCTTCCATTAATGGAAAATGGTTTAATAGATAAAATGAAAATAGGAACGGACTGGGACGATAGTAAAGTTGAAACACATGCGTTTCACGAGAATCTTCCGTTTATACATGATGATAAAAGAGTTGTATTAGCTTTATATAAAAAGTATGGGTTATTATTAGAGCTTGGTCCATTAACAAGAAGCTGCGAAGGACCATGGGAAAGAACAGATGGATTTAAAATAGAATGTAAACGCTGTTGGTGGTGTATAGAAAAACAATGGGCTACCGCTCATATTTGGAATAATGATCCTAGAGTAGCATTAAAATATTATCCAGGGGTTATTGAACCAGGTCAATAATGTACGACTATAAAGATATAAAACAGGTTCATCTTGAGCCAACACAGAAGTGTCAAGCGAGATGTCCAATGTGTGATCGTAATGTAAATGGTGGTAAAGATAATTATCATTTAACTAATGCTGATCTATCATTGATGGATGTCAAGACTATAATGCCTGAAGCTTTTGTGCGCCAGCTTGAGAACCTCTATATGTGTGGTAATCATGGTGATCCGATGATGGCACCTGAAACATTAGAGATATGCCAATGGTTAAAGGAAGTTAATCCGAAGATACGTCTTGCAATGAATACAAACGGTGGTGCACGAACACCTGATTGGTGGAGAGGATTAGCAAAGGTTGTAGACCATGTAACATTCTCTGTTGACGGTTTAGATGACACTAATCACTTATATAGACAAGGTGTTAATTGGAATAAAGTAGAAGAAAATATGGCCGCCTTTTGTGAAGCAGGCGGTAACGCGAAGTGGGAATTCTTAGTATTTAAACATAACGAACATCAGCTGGAAGAGGCTGAGTTATGGTCAAAGACATTAGGTGTTAAAACATTTAGTGTAAAGAAATCAGGTAGATATATTTCTAGTGCAACGTTAAAGAAAAAAGATTCACATCAATCACAGGACAGACATGAGCAATACACACAACTCTTGGAGCCGCCTACTATGGAACGCTTTAAGAACAAAGCAGGGACAACATTTGATGAGATTACTAGGAAGTTTGGCTCTATGGATAAGTATTTGGATGTGGCTGACATAGAGCCTAAATGCATAAAGAAAAAAGAGATTTATATTTCAGCTGAGGGATTTGTATTCCCTTGTTGTTGGACAGCAGGGCAAATGTATAAATGGTGGCAAAAACCAGGTGAGGCACAGATATGGGAACACATAGATCAGTATAATATTAATGCAATCACTACACCTATAGAAGAAATTATAAATACATTTTTTAATTCAATAGAGGAAGCATGGGAAGTTGGGCCTGACCGATTAAAGGTTTGTGCTCTTAAATGTAATAAAGCATTTGACCCATTTGCAGCACAATGGCAGTAAAAGAATTAAAGTGGAGTGAGTATGATTTCGGTCAAATACCTTTTGACGATATAGAACATTTTGGTACACGTTCTATGTTGGATAGAGATACATTTACAGTATCTTGGTTACTAGGAAGATTCTGTAATTACCGCTGTTCTTACTGCTGGCCGTATGCAAGATCAGATAAGAAAGACCATAGACCACTTAAAGCAACTATAGGAACAATAGATGAAATTAAAAGACAAGCAAGGGAAAGAGGGTTCAATTCGTTCCACTTTAGTCTCTCTGGTGGAGAGCCAACCTTTCATCCACAGTATTTGGATATTGTACGTCATCTCAATGATGATGTTAGCCAATGCAATTTTCACTCACTTCACATGACCTCGAATGTTTCTCGGCCTATGAAATGGTTCGAGGAATATTATCAAGCATCAAAAGATATGCATCGTGTATCGATTACAGCTTCTTACCATAGAGAACATGTAAATACACCACAGAAGGTAAAAGAATTTGCAGATAAATTAGAGTTCTGTCAAGAACATAATATACAGATTACTATCAATATGGTAATGGTACCCGAGTTCTTTGAAGAGTTTTATGAAGAGGCATTATACTTTCATGATCGTGATATTAATGTAACGCTTAAACCACAATCAGATCCTACCGCTTCTTTTGTTGTAGACGGATACACAGATGATCAGTTAAAACGTTTACACAACGGAATGCCACAAAGAGGATACACTGAGGATAAAAAGAAAGTAGAAAGACCACATTATAAATGGCGGAACAAAGCAGTAGATAATAGATATGGTAAAGTACCTGCTCACTTTGAAATAGAATTCACAGATAAACATGGTAAGAAATGGTACATGGATCAAGCAGAAAGATTCAATGCATTTAACTTTAATAACTTTAATGGATGGGAATGTTCATCAGGTTATAGAAGCATTATTATTCGTGAACCAGATGGCACAATCAAGAGAAGTTATTCTTGTCACGATGAGCCATTAGGTCAAATAGAAACCGGGTTCCAGCTATATGATGGGCCCAAGATATGTACAACAAGTGCTTGCGTATCTTCAGCTGATAGTAAGATACCTAAACGCAAGCCAGGAAATATGATCCCATTATGGACGCAATAGAAGAGCTTATAAATACTTTTGATACACGTGAACTTCAGTTAGAAGCCGCACGAGTTATAAGTTCGCATAATGCAAACAATATATGGATAAAACAATTTAAAGCAAATCATAACTCAGAGGAATTTTACAAGAATGTCGTCAGATGGTATATTATTGAGTACGGAGGATTTCCTAGCGAAGTCGAACCCGGAAGTAAAATTAAACTTCTTTACGTTTAAGTGGGGAACATTATATGGACCAGAATACGTTAATAGATTATACGGAAGTATAAAGAGGTTCTGTGATCTGGATTTTAACTTTACTTGTATTACTGATAACCCTAGTGGGATTAATCCTGATGTAGGCTTAATAGATTATAATACATTTGGTCCAGATCATTGGAGATCTTATGGTCAAGATAAAATTTTTACTCGTGAAAAATTATGTCTGTTTGATTTAGATCTTCCAGGCACAAAGCTGTGGGTAGACTTAGATAATTTAATTCACGGTGATATAACAGAATTAGTAAGTAGAGATTTTGATAAGCCAACATTTATTCTAAACCACTGGAATATAAAAAAAGAAGGTGCACACAAATGGTTTGGTAAAGGATCAGATTGTCACGTTAACTCAAGCTTTGTAGCATGGCAAGATGCTCAATGGCTATTTGATTATACAAATGAAAATCTAGAGAAGCTTATGTTCACCTACAAGTCTTTAGATAAATACTTATATTACCAGCATTATCGTAACGATAGATTAGCGTATTGGGAAGAAGGCATTGTAGATAATTATAATTTTAGTGAGCCGCCTCATACCGAAAGAGAAGAAGCAAGGATGACATTATTTAATACATCGCACATTCGAATACAAAGAATGGGTATTGAAGCATTTGAATTACATGAAACAGAGGGTCAATGGCCCTGGGAATATTGGACAAGTTATGACGCAAGTTGATGCCTGGATATATACACAGATAACAACATTTAGTGATGCTGAATCTATTGCTATAGTTGGTCCAGCGGATAAAAGAAATTTATATGATGAGTTTAGTTCTATTAATAGACTTACAGTAAATATGTATGACTACGATCCTCAAAGAGCTTGCGATGAAATTATTACTGCTGATGTTGTATTTGATATTGAACTAAAAGAAGAGCTCATTATAAATTATGCTTGTGAAAAGATGTGGCCGTTAGGTAAGATGTATAAGGATAGAGAATTTATATTAGTAGGTGATAATGAACATCATAACGGTGATTGTAATCCTATTACTGGTAATAAACAATTAGCTGAACAAAATGAATTAAAAGAAATCTGGACATTTAATGAATTTAATAGATGGAAAGGTAAATATTATGTGGTATACGGATGCAATTAGGAATAGTAGATTTAGAAAAAGAATTAGGTACGAAAGAAGCAGATCATATGGGTCATGATATAAAAAAACCAGTAGATCCTGAAATATATTATAATATGCTCAAATGGTTTAATAGAAATTATCCAGATAAGATGGATAGATTTATTGAAAGCATATCACCTAATCAGATAGAAGGTAAGAATTGGCTAGTAGAAGAATTAGATAATGTACAAATACCGCGTGATGAGGACGGTCGATTTAAGGTTGAAATCGTTGGTGGTTGGTTTGGCTTTCCTCTTATAGATTTGTTATATAATAAATACGGTGATCAGATAAGAGCTATTGACTTTTTTGATGTGGATCCATTTGCGGCAAAAGTATTTGGAGTATATCTAAGTACATGGTGGGTAGATATACAAGATGTTAAAATATTTAGCAATAGCATGGGTGATTATTTTAATTATAAAGAGAAGCGTAGAGCTCATTTAATAATTAATACCTCATGTGAACATATGCCCGATATGTTGAGTATGAAAGAATATTATTTTGATCCTGAAAGAACTTTATTATGTTTACAAAGTAATAATAAAACAGATGAGGACGATCATATTAACTGTGTAAAAGATGAGCAAGAGCTAGCAGAAAAAAATGGCATTCAATTATTAAATGGTGGATGGCGAACAATGAAAAGTAAAGAAGGGAAGACGTATAATTTTTGGAATAGATATATGGCAATGGGAAAATGGACTTAGAATTATTTTTATGGGCAACAGGCTTAGGCTTCATATGGTGTCAAATAATTACACACTATGCTGTTTCTGTGGGATTACATAGATACTTTGCTCATGGACAATTTAGAACATCTGTATTTCATGAATGGGGATTTATTATAGGCATACTTATTGCTTGTGTTCGTACACCTATTGGTTGGGTGGCAAGTCATAGAATGCACCATGCAGATACAGAAGGACCACTCGATCCACATAATTGGAAAGAGCTTGGTATATGGAGAGTAGCAACTACTACTTGGACTATACCACATATTCCAGTTAAATTTGCAAAGGACTTATATGATAACCCAAGACTTGTATGGGCTCATGAGAATTGGGATACATTCTTATGGTTATATTGGGCTGCGTGTATGGCTATATCTCCATACTTCTGGTGGGGTGCAGCATTTATGCCATTCATGTTTGCAAAGATAGGATTCGGTATGTTAAATATATTTGGTCATTTTCCGAAAGGACCAACAGATGGTCCATGGATGAACTGGATTTTAGGCGGAGATGGTTATCATAAAGTACACCATGATGAACCACGCAGATTAATATTAGGTAAGTATGATTTAGGTGGTAAATTGGCAGAGAGATTTTGGAAAAAGAAACTTTAAAAAAGAATAGATGGGTAGATGTACCTATGTCAGAAGATGTTTGGCATCTGCTGAAAGAACAACGTATATCCGATACGTATTATAAACGTGGATCAGGTAAAGCTACACAAGAATTAGAATGGGTTGAGGCTACGCATAGAAATTGGGTTCATGACATTACTGACTTAAGTGACTTTCCATACTGTTATGTTACAAATGGTACAACAGATGCAATTCACCATTGGTTACAAACAGAAGATCGTCAATGGCAATACATTAAAGGTGATTATGAATATCCTAATATGATTGATGCAGGAACAGAGATAGAACATTCGTATTTTATTGATCCGCACAAAGTATTATATCTATCTAATCCATTTGCTGGTGATGGTATGTTTAGAGATGTAGAAGTTGATTGCCCTGTTATATTAGACTGCACATATGTATCTAGCACAGCTACACAAAGAATACATATACCAAAAAATACTGAACAAGTAATGTTTAGTTTCTCAAAAGGATTCGGTATGATAGGTAATAGATTAGGTTTAGTTTATACAAAGAAACCACATAAGACATTACATCTACTCAAGCAGTTTGAGAATTGGAATTATGCATCTGTTAAAACAATGGATCTTATTATGAGCAATTTTCATGTCGATGAAATGTTTCACGAAAACAGAGGAAGACAACTAGCTCTATGTTCAGAGCATAGTTTAGTACCATCTGACGTTTTTTTCCTTGCTCAGAGTGGTGATAAATATTATAAAAGGAGAAGACGAATGCACGACAGTCCAACAGCAAGGCTTTGCTTAACACCTCTATGGTAGTACCAACTTATTTAGGATTATCTCTATCTGAATTAAACCCAGATAATATAGCTGAGTTAATTGGTAAAGCAGGTGTAGTTGTTATACGTGATAGTGGAGCAACGCCCGAAGAATATGCTGAATGGTCATTAGGTTTAGGTTATCATTTAAGCCCAGAGATATGGTGTACAGATAAAGAACATTCTAATTTGTTTTGGACTGTAACTAATGAGATGATGGATGATAGGAACCAAGGATTATTTGGTGACTATGAATTAGATTGGCATACAAACATGACACCAGTTGCTGATGCAGAAGAAGTGATAGGCTTATATGCTAAGACGATTACTTATGAAACTGAGACTTGGTTTGCTAATTCAATACCATACTTTAATCAATTACCTGAAGAGAAACAGAATAAACTAAGAGAACTTACTGTTATACTAGATCCTAAAAGAACGTTAGGTGTTATTAAGAAGGCATGGCAACCATCATTCAAAAAGATATATGGTCAAGAAGTTCTTGATGAGATTAATAAGAATAGAAATACACGTGAGATAGTTAACTGTCAAAACATGGAGCCTGAGAATAAAGAAAAGTTTGGGGCGAGTAGAGGTATAATGAATAATCATAGGCTTGTAGTTAATCACCCAATAAAAGGTGTTGAGGGTTTATTCTTTAGTCCATATGAAGTACACGGGTTTAGTCTTAATGGTGATCCACTAGATAATTTTGAAGAAGGTGCAAGTAAAGCATTATTTGATGAACTATGGAATGATTATGTATGTAATGATAGATACATATATAAACATACGTGGCAAGAAGGTGATATATGTTTGTTTGATAATATAATAGGAATACACAGAAGACCAGATATACTTAAAGATAAACCAAGAAAATTATTACGTACAGCTAAGTGGTATAAGTCACATATGAGAAAACACCATAACTATGTTGTATAAATAGAATCATGGAAGCAAGAACAAAATACAAATTACCAACACATGGTGAATTAAAACATATCAATATAGATCTTGGCAAGCTTCAAGCAGCAACAGATGTTTTAGCTGCCGAATATGTTGATGTTAAAACTGCAAATAAAGCTCTATGTGATAATCATATGGCGCTCAGTAAATCTGTATACGATAACTTTAAACAGATAAACTTAACAGAACTTAACGGTGAAGAGTTACCATATACTGATGATATAAAAGCAAGACTGAGAAGAAATGAAGAGAAATTATATAATAAGCCAAACGATTTATTAATTGGAAGTTACTTTGAAGAAATAACAAATCAGTTTAAATGTGATAAGATGAGAATTCGTATTACTAAACTCGATGGTCATACCGATGTGCCTATGCATATTGATTATGATCCTACCTATGCAACAAGAGTTGTAATACCAGTTTATACAAATGAGAAAGTAATAAATAGATTTAAAGTGAAAGGTAAAGAAATTGAAACACATTTAGAAGCAGGCAAAGCATATTTCTTTAATACTGGATTTGCACACGGAGTATTTAATCAAAGTGAAGAACCACGTATAGCCTTTATGTTTAGTTTGGACGGGCAAGATGACATCACAGATATTAGATTATAGCGACGAAGAGATTACACAACTAGTAAAGAAAATCATTAAAGATGGTTCTGTAGTACTCCATGATCAAAATTTAACAAGAGCTCAACATGTTGAGGCATGTAACCGTATTGGTCGTTGCGAGAAACAAGGATACTTTATGAATCCTAAAGATACCCCAGAAATAAGTATCGTATCTGGCCAGGTAAATCCTGATGGCTCAGAGATTGGCATGTTTAAAGATCAAGAATTAGAATGGCATGTTAACGGTGCTGGAAGACATAAGTTAACAGAATATTGTGTATCATTATATTGTGTAGAAGAATGTGTTGATACTGTGCTTTCTATATGTAATTGGTGTGACATGTTTGCTGAACTAACACCAGAAGAACAAGATTATTATCGAAGCATTGATGTTCATCTCGATGGTAAGGATGTTATCTTATGGCCGAAGAGTGCTTATAGAAATCCAGCAACTGAAGGAACATTTAATGTTGATAATGATTATTATAAAAAAGCTATACAAGATGATGATAGAAGACCACTTGTAGGTAAGCATCCAGTAGATGGAAGAGAATATCTATATTTTCTAATTCAATATTTAAAAGAAGCATACATTGGTGATAAACAATTAGACATCGATGAATTCTATGCTGACTTATATTCAAAAGTATTTAGATCAAAATATATGAAACACCATGTATTTAGAAGAGGTGACTTACTCTTTATGGATCAATTACACACAATCCATAGGAGATCGCCGATACACTATATGAACAGACAATTATGGAGGACAGCGTTTGACTACTCAAATACAAAATTCTAAAAAGCTAGTAGATTTTTCTGATGAAGAACTATTAGAAGTTGCAAAAGAAGTTCAAACCGGTAAACCAGTTTTCTTTTATGAGCAAGACTTTACTCAACCAGAGTATGTTAAAGTAATGAGAAGGTTTGGTGAACCTGAAACACCAAAGCTTTGGATGAATCCTAAAGAAAATCCAGAAATATTTATTGTCACTGGTAAAAAAATAGATGGAAAGAAAGTAGGTATGTTCGGTGAAAAAGAATTAGGTTGGCATTCAAACGGAAACTCAAGAAAAGATATTAAAAAAATACTAATAGGATTATATTGTCACAAGGAATGTGAAGATACTACTTTGTCGATAGTAAATACGAGAGATGTATTTAAAGATTTTTCACAAGAAGAGAAAGATTATTATAATAATATTGTTTGTTATTTTAAATACAAAAATAATACTATGATGGAAATAGAAGATGATGACCCAGAGCTAGAAGTAATGGATAGTCATAGCGGTCAAATTAGACCATTGTGTGGTAAGCATCCGCATACTAATGAAGACTATATCTATTTCTCATACCATTTTATTAGGAAGGTATGGTATACACCACCAGGTGGAAAGAGAAAGCAAATTGACAGAGATGAATTCGTTGATACATTATATAAAAAAATAATGAGATCTAAATATATGGATCATCACATATTTAAAGTCGGTGATTTAATATTAATGGACCAATTTGCCTCACTACATAGACGAACAGCAATAAGTGATTTAGATCGTGAGCTATGGAGAATAGCAGCTGATTATAGTACTATTATGCCATTACCAGAATTCTATACTAATGTGTTAACCGATGAAGAATTAGAAAAAGGTCAAAATAGTTGGAAAAACAGATTTAAAAATGCCGGTGCATACTAAAAATGTAATTACAGGAATATCATTTAGTTACGCAGAAAATTCCATGAACACAAGAGGCCTAGGATTAATGGGTCTTGATTATGTGTATGACATGACAGATTTTAACATGCCTATATGTTATAAGAATAATGCTGATGGTAAAGTGTTAGCTCGTGTACATGGTTTCTTAAAGGTAATTAAAGAGTCTGATATTTTGGTATTTGCTGTACCTGAAGCTACTGCTCATTACTCTGCTGGATTTAAGAATGCAATGGATTGGATTATATGTGCAACTCATTTTAATTCTGATCTTGGACAAGATGGACCATTCTCAAATAAGCCTATCTATATAATGACATTTACACCGGTAACAAAGAATGCAGGTGATAGACATTTTGAAATGACTAAACACTTAGTAGAGAAAATGGGTGGTGTAGTTCATAACATGTTTTTAAAGAATAACGGATGGAAAGAATGTGTGCCAGGAAACTATGAATGGGTCAAAGAAGAATGCATTGAAATATTTGACACTGAGTTATTTGATAAACCAGAAAGAAAACCTGACATGTCTGATAGACCAAGAAAATGGGTAGAACAATATAAGGAATGGGATGCTAAGTGGAATAGCTGAATATATTAATGTCGACTATGACAAAGATTGGCTTATACGAATGCATAACGAAGTTCGCGGTGAGACAGCCTTAGAGTATATTGAATGTGGTACTGAGTCACATGTTCTTATATCTAACCCAGATTATTATAGACAATGGGATAGATTACTAACATGGGGGTCAGAAGCTCATATAGGTATGTGCGAACATGGTACTGGCTTTAACTTAAATGGTACTTTAAAAGCGGGTGTTCCACCTCACATAGATTTTGACGAGCGCGCTGGTAACCAATTTAATTTATTACTACCTATGTTTGGTACAGCAATGATTGGTATATATGAAACACATCCACGCCAATTAGAATATAGACATGGTAAGACTCACTGGAATATGCTGCAAGACAAGTATCCAGCAATACAGATAGGTGAAATATTAGTAGATAAACCTGTATTATTAAATACTAAATACTTACATGATGTGAGAGTTGTTGTTGCACCTCGTGCAATATTTTGTTTTGCCTGGAGAGGTATAAATAAAACATATAATGAATTTAAAGAACATGTGGAAAAAACATACTCCTGAAATAGAAACTAAAGAACCACACTTTGTAAATGGAATGCCTTGGCCGAGGTTGCCAGAGGGTGAGTACGATAAGGTTCCTTTGCAAGAAGAATATAGGCATTATAGTATGGATTATTTAGATAGTGCTGAAGCTAAACCTATATTCGAAGCTCAAGCAGATTATATAATGAAGTTTGGTCATAAGACCATAGTCGATATTGGTTGTAGACACGGCCCAGTAAATGATATATTATATGAGAGAGGTTATATCGATGAGGATTATCGTTACTTTGGATTTGATACAAGTACAGAATCTATTGAATACGCACAAAAGGTGTGGGAAGAATTCCCAGGCATAGAATATAAAGTTGGTACATATAAATTTATAGATGATATACTTGCTAGTGACTATACACCTAATATAGAAGTTGCCTATCAAGTTGATTATAAAGTTGATTGTTTAATATGGTCAGGTGTTTTATTATATGAACCGCAACAACATCAGAGATATTTTCAAGATATACAACAAGCATATGGGGCTCGTCATGCTATCATACAAGAGCCTATGAAAGATCAAAGGGTTTGGAGAGATGGCTTAGAATTAAATACAATAGCAAATTCAGTACAGCTTCATTATAAAAATAAATATCATGCTTATGAAGATTTAGTAACTGATTGTGATATATTTAGTGGACGTAGATTAATTGCTCATATCACATGTTATAGATCTGAAGGTAGAAGATCACGAACATGGACTGAAAAAGATATACATGGAGTTTTATGTGGTCCACAATATAATAAAATATCTATAGAAGAATGGGATAGAATACCTCTAATTAGATATTTACCTAAGGGCGAAAAGGTAATACCTTATATATGGAGAGGAAAAGTAAATCCTAAATTGACGTATAAAGAACTTGAGCTATGCGCAAGTGCATTTAAATTAATGGAAAAAGAAAGGCACAACCATAGATTAGCAGATAACTATTCAGAAAAAGGATTGCACCTAGATAAGATGTGGGTATACAATATTGTATTTGGTCCATTACTAAAACATAAAAGATATAAGCATGATGTAAGAGGTAAAGAAATATATCATAGACAACTACCACCGATGTTTGCAAGTGGTGTACAAGAACATGGTAAAGCAGCAAGGATCTTTTCAAGGTATTTTGAATTTGACCTATATAAAACAGATGGATCAACACTATTAGATAAAGTAGATGATTGGGAAGAGCTTAAATATGTAATTGAATTATTACTATACGCTAAAGAACATACAGCAACTTACTGGTCACGTGATAGATCACCATTGTTTTTTCATAAATTATTAAAAGAACTTCCTGATTTGTTTGAAGGATGGCAGGTACACTCAGAAAAATTAGAGATTATATATCCTAATAATAAACAATACATATTTTACAATGGGGATTTAAATGAAGTTTTATATAACAGGGACTAGACGAGGGTTAGGTAAGTACCTTCTCGATAGATTGAATACAGTTGAGTCTCTCGAAGAATGTGACGTATTTATTAATTGCAAGCATGATGGATTCAGCCAAGTAGAAATGTTATATAAAGCTTATGAATTAAAAAAGACTGCAATTAATATAAGCTCAAATAGCGGGGACCGCTTTAAAAAAAGGGGTATACTTCGAGAGAATATATACGGCATTGAGAAGATTGCATTAGATCATGCAAACGAACAACTATTTTATTTAGGTATGGATACCACAAGTCTACGTTTTGGTTGGTTAGATACTGAAAGAGTTGCTGAGGTAAAAGACAACAAAATGTCATTGCAATTTGTTCTTGATACTATTGAATGGGTATTGTTAAATCCACATCGTGTAAAGGAAATAACAATAACACCTCAAGATTGGTACCGTATTGGTGAAGATACGGTAAGTGAACAAATGAAAAGATCAGATAAGCTATATAAGTATTCTGGCATGTATGCAGCGCAACATAAAAAGATTAACCGTAAATATAATCTTACAAGAATACGTGAGGAAATAAAAGACTTACCTGATTTACATGATAATCAAATTATGTTACAATCACGTGATGGTAAAGACTTCTATACTGGTTTATTACAAATAGATAAGTTACCAGAAGGATCTTCTGAAGATGATTTTAATAAGCTCAACGTTCATGAGGATTCAGAGATTGCAAGGTTTATACAAGCTGAGGGTTTAACAAGAACTAGATTAATGGTTCTACCACCTAAAGGTTGTTATACATTTCATTTTGATCCTACTCCACGTATACATTTAGTAGTAGAAACAAATGAATGGGCTTTTATGACAGATGATAAGTGGAGATTATTCCATGTACCTGATAATGGTTATCCATATTACTTTGATACTACTAAACCACACACGGCAATTAATTCATCACTTGAACCGCGAATACATATAGTTGGTATTGCACCGCTAAAACCATATAAATAAGTGTATGATTGAGAAGATATTAGCGGGCACATTAGCCCTTTCATTAGGTGGATGTAGTATGTTAGGCGGTTTCAACGCACTAGATCCCAAGAATTTAATTAAGACAGCAGCAACAACTGGTGTCACATACGTCATAGCAGGCCCTTTACCGGCAGCGGCCAATGCAGCGACATCTATAGCAGTTGATTCAGTATTACCTGAAGATAAACCTGCAATAAGCGATATTGAAGCCGGGAACGAAGAACAATTGAGGGCATTTATGTTTGCAAATGTAACAGAAACCATACTATATGGCGCAATCGGATTTTTAATATTTACTAATGTTGTCGGTCCATGGGCTGCACAACGAAGAGCAAGAAGAAAAGCAGAACAAGCAGCAGTAGATCAGCGTAGGAAAGATAAGTACGATGCTATGAAGGCTGAATTAGCTGCACGTAGAAGTAAAGATTAATATAAATACACCTGTAAGAGCAATTATTCGAACTCGTTCAGTAACAACGGAGAAGGACTATCCTGAATAATCTCATGATTGCAATCTTACGTTTTTATAACATAAGGAGAAAAAAATGTTTAGATCAATGATTAAAAAATCTATACATAAATCTCAGCATTGCAATCGCAACTGGGATTTAAGCAAGGAAATGCCACAAGAAGATATCGACTTGATAACTGAAGCGGCTACTCAATGCCCTACTAAGCAAAACCTTAACCACTATAAAACCCACGTGATAACAGATCGTGCTATGATTGAACAAATCGAAGCTGCTACTGCTATTCCTGAGTTTGGTAGTGAAGACAATTCATTCTTAGGATTTGATGGTCTACAAGGTTATGACGAAGGTCAAGGGCCAACTAACTCACAACTATCTGCTCATACAGTATATGCATTTGTTGAAGACGATGTAAAACAATATGGCGAAGAAGTTCGTAATATTAGTGAGTCTGAAAAGATGGGTGGTTCGAAAGAACATTTTTCATATAAGGAAGATCGTGACCAGGCAGTAGGTATTGCTGCAGGTTATGTAAACCTTGTATCAACAATGATGGGTTATTCAACTGGATGTTGCAAGTGTTTCCATGTAGAGAAAGTTAACGAAATACTAGGTGTTCCTGAAGGTAAGAAGACTGTATTGTTAATGGGTGTTGGTATCGCTGATACTTCTCGCTCAAGACAAGAGCATCATTCAGATGCATCTTTCAAATTCGGCTCTAAGCCAAATATGAGAAAGCATATCGTTCACGCGTAATACTTCTAAGGCTCCTTCGGGAGCCTTTTTTTTCTTTATAAATAAATATATGAATAAAAAAACTGATCGTAACATTAAGAAAGAAGTTCAACTAAAACATATAAAAGAAAAGCTGCATGAAATGAGAGCAGAGAAATCTCATAAGAAGGATAACCTCGTAAAGACTTTAAAGAATCTTATGAAGAGGGAACAGAGGAAATAATATGTGGAAATATATAGGATACGCTGGTATCATATTACCAGTGCTAGGTGCCACTTACGGTGGATTA